CCAAGCTACTTCCACTCCCTTAGCAACACCAGCATCGCAGGTCGTCCACTGTAAATCAGCACGACCTGTTGATTCTAACAAACTTTTCCGCCATTATGGCAGCCATTTAGCCGCGAGCACCCCGATTCACGGCGTTACTCAGACTAACAGGCTCGGCATTCAGTACCGAGTCGGGCTAGGTGCTACCGACAGGAAAGCCTGCCTAAAAGTGCCCTCGCCCACCGCAGCCATCGCTCAGACGTTCACTCCAAACGAAGTGACGTCCAGCACCATCGCATCGGTGGCGCGCAAGTATTCCAACTTCAGCGGCCAGTTCGACCGCGCCGACTTTTCAGGGCTCATCGCCCGTCTGGCTCAATGTGTGGGAGTGTACGCTCTCACATTCGAGCTCGACTTCAATGAGGTCAAAGGGCAGAAACCGCTGAGCATCAGGACTCTATCTGTGCTCGACGACCCCGTAGCTGCTACCCCAGGAGCGCTGTTCATCCCCAGGGGCCTAGCAGACGCGGCCAAACCCGACGTGTTTAGCGCAATCGTTGCGGCGGCGAACTCGCTCGATTGTACTGTCATCACTGATATTTGCAGTGTTGACGCAAACAACAACGCACCCACCATCCGCACACCGAGTGGGTCGGAACTGGCTCTAGCCTGTTGGCAGGGCATCCACTTGCTGCTCGCGCAGATGGATGAGAGCGATGCGGGCGCTATGGGGGCGTACGCCCTCACATGCGGCCTTCATAGGGCTGTCACCGTCGTGGGACATACCGATGAGGGCGGTTACATCCGCGACGTACTGCGCGCCCAGAGCTTCGCAGTGCCCTATGGTGGCGTCTTCTGTGCCAATGCAGGGACATTCACTGGCTTGCCAATGCCAGATGTTACGTCCAACGACTCGTTTGTGGCGATTGTCGATGGGCTCTGCCTGTTGACAGCAGGGGTGTCAGCACTGTCTGACCCGCTGATTAGTTACAGAGGGCGTGACTACCCGACCGTTTTAGCGGCTGTCAGCGCTAAGAAGTCAGGTGGCAAGGCGTCTGAGTCAGTCGCAGCTTACAGCATTGAGTTAAGCTCGTCCGCTGCGGCCACATGTAGCGGTTTCGCCGACTTATACGTCCGAAACCTTGCTAGGGCAGCGGGCGTGTCTGACGGAGGTCTCGACGTGGCTCGCGTGCATCTGGAAGCCAGCTTCGCTGCGCTAGCTGGCCAGCCCAACCGCCACCTCAACCAAGCGGTAGTGGCCCCATATTACTGGATCGAGCCCACTTCCCTGATCGATAGCCCGGCGTCATTCGTGGGCCCGGCGCAGGAAGCAGGGTACGGTGTGTACACGGGCAAGCGGGATGCTACTACCTTACAGTACTTTGAGAACATCAAGGTCGCAAGAGGGGGTTCTGCCATTGAACAGTGGTACTTTACTTGGCGTAGCGCGAGAACGTGCGGTGCAGTCCTCTTCCACCGCTACAACAAATCCGACGGATTGGGGGCGCTACACATCAGGCAAGCGGCATATGACGGTTTCGCTCTGCGCGGCGGTACACAGGAAGATGTCAGGATCTCTGTTGAGAGGGGTGCAGACTTGACTGAATACTTGTGGGAGCGAGGAGATTGTTCGCTACCAGCGCCGGCTGAGCTGCTATATACAGGTGAGGCTATCGGTGCGCACGCAGTCAAGTGCACCATTGACTATGACACGTGGGATACTGCAGTCACTAACCTCAAGGACGCAGAAGAGGTTGACGTGGGGGTCACCATGCGAACCGGTGCGCCCAACTACATCGGGACTGGCGGACTGGGTGAGCGTAACAAATGCGTGCGTCGTGCACGGACGGCAGCGGCTGCATCACTATCTGCAACACGGATGGGAGCTCGCAAAACAGCAGACTGGCTAACTGGCTCGGAAGACATGGCCATAATGGGCGAATCGCCTGTGGCATGGCTCACGGGTGACGACGTGCCTACGGTGAGCGGCGTGGTAAGGGCGGATGTGACTCCACCCCCACCCCGACAGACCGCAAGGGGGGCACCGGCAGCAAAGGCAACGCTAATGGGGGCAGACCAGTTCCGCGCACCCAGGCCGCCTGGTCGACAAGACGTAGTTGTGACGGTGGCTAAGCAGCCCGTCCAAGAAGCAGCCCAAACCTCTGGCGCCAGGCCAGCTGTTGTTGAAACCGACTCAGGGGAAGTGCAGCCCCTTCAAGCAGGCGGCGCTAGCAGTGCGCCCCCTGCACAATGAGTGTCCCGTCACTCACGGAGAGGCTGATTCAACGGTCTGCCTCTCTAGGAAGGCTTGGGGTCGCCATGCATCAGGCGGCCCCCCAGCTGCCGGATGACTTCTGCCGATGGGGATTGGCCCGCCAGTATGCGTACGTCTACACTTGCTACGCAAAGGAGGGCCCAGTTGCCGCAGCAGCGGTGTCGACGCTGGCATGTGATGCCACGGTTCAAGTACCTTACAGCTTTGAACTGTGTCGGTGGACTGTAAGGAATGCGTATGAACTGCCTACCACCCCTGTCTATCAGGAGGTTGTTCACGAATGGAAAGATGGTGATTTACCACCAAAGGATTGGTTACGTCTGAAAGCACATCCCGCAGCTGCTTCAAAGACTAATGTTTACTTCCGCCAACTGGTCCGATCGGCTCTTAAGTACGATCGTACAGCTTACACAAGCATGATGAGGTGGCGCAAGGAGCTGTGGGGGATGACTAATGATCAAGGCTG